GCCCCTTTGCCCGTCGACCCGAATTGTCCGTCCACGATGCAATGGACGCCGGTTTCTTGGATGATCATCCCTCGCTCTCCTTGAACATTGCAGCGAGCGCGGCGTAACCGGCTGTGTCTACGAAGTTGTCCTCCGAATAGCCGTACACAGAACGGGCTACCTTGATGAGGATCATCAATTGGGCGACGTCGTGCGGCGTAACCCAGGATTCGGCGTGAACAGTGTGGGCGTGCTTGACGTAGATCGACCACAGATCGGCAATCATTCTGAATGACTGCTCGGTATCGCCGTGTTCTTTGTCCTTGCTGTTGACTTCCTTGATAGCCCTCTCAAGGATTCCCTCCGGGATGCCAAGGTGGCTATCCTCTTCCTCTTCCATGCGGCTGACTGTTTTCTTCATTTCGCACCTTTCATTGAGTGGTAGTAGAGAACTAGCTGATCGTGAAAGTTCTTGTCGGTCGTCGTTACAGAGAAGCACTCGTTACGCACTATCGACATCTTGGGCGGGCTAAAATAATACACCCCATTCTTCCACCCGATCATGATGGGGATTACGTGATTAGCGCCGAATCCTACGTGCTTGATCCGTTCCAGCTCAACGAATTGGCGGAGGGTAGGGCCAAACGTATTGTCCTTTACAATCTTAACCTCGGCCATGAATACAGGCAGGCCGAATGGAATGAGGATAGTGTCGTATATTCCTACCCCGTATTGATCCTCGATGCGGCGACCATAGCCGCCGCTCTCCTTCATCGACTTGACCATGGCACGTTTGACGTCAGCTTCTTTCACTTTTCAACCTCGTGCACAGCCTTTATCGTTGCGGGCCAGTCGAGCACGAATTCGTGCGCATTTATCCAACGACCGACCTTTATATCCACGGCAACCTTGGCGGCTTCCTCCCACGTATCGAATACGCCGGAGTACTCTTTCCAGTTTAGCCGATATCGTGTCATTCGCGGTCCAGCTCTGCGCGCTTGTACCACCATTCGGTCACCTTGAACGTGCGATTGCCATCTTCGTCAGGCTCGCTCATAGAAACCACCTGGGACTTGGGCAGCCATGTTTCTGCGACCACTCCCATAGTCGGGTGGATAAGGTACGCTTTGGCCGTAGTCACTTCCACCTTGGCCTCTATATCGACGGTTGGATCGCCCGGTCGGTATGCCATTTCATTTACCTTTGAATTCTTCTACCACTGCTTGTAGCAGCGTTTTCAGCATTTGTTTTGCGTAAGGTGCATCCATGTTGATCGCAGGCGAGAGAATTTCGGTGAAGCGATCCGCTAGCTTCGCCATGGGCTGTTCTAGTTCGGGGTCCTGGAATTTTTCGAAGCCGTCGCACCCTTCGGTTTCGCAGTAGAAATATGGGCCGATGCCTCCACCGGCTAAGCCATACCCCACTTGCATTTCCTTGCCGCATTTTTCGCACAGCATGTTCTACTCCTCGTATTTGTCCATCTTATCCCCGTACGAGGCGTGCGCCCAAGTAGGGCCACTTCCTAGTCCGAACGGGATGGGGACGGTAAGTTCAAGCTCGTTTGCGACATTCTCAATCGATCGTATGAGAGCCCCCGGATCGTGCGCTGGATTTCGTTGCCACAGTAAGCTGTCGTGGATAGTAAGTAGGACCTGTATTTGGTCCGGATAGGCGTCTTCGTACTGGCAGGCTCGGAGGATACATAACTTAATATGCTCTCCCCCGACGTTCTGTATGATCCGTGAAACTGCCCGGTATGCAAACCTAGGGTCATCACAATAGGCTCTCCTGCCTAGAATAGTCTTGACGTATCCCCGCCGCTTGAAGACCTGGACGGCTTTATCCTGAAACACCTTGATGTGGGGAAACGCATCGGTCAGGAATTTGCGGTGAGCCTCGCGGGCTCGCTCAAGTGGCCATCGCATGTGACCGGCGAGGGTAGGTGGCGACATCATAGTTAGCATGCCCATCGACATCCGCTTGGCTGTCTCGCGGTCTAGCTGGAGGATTTGGGAGGCTCTATCGTGAATGTCCATAGTTCCATTTCGGTATCCGTCAAGCAGGATCGGGTCACCTGAATAATGGGTAAATAACCTGGGTTCTTGCTGCTTAGCGTCAGCCTCTTCGATAACAAGTCCTTGGTCCGGGATAACAAGTTTTCTGACGACGCGCCCCACATCAATATTTCTTTTTGGGAAAGCTTGAAGGTTAGGATCAGAACATGAGAATCTGACTCCAGCCACTCCGTAATCATCTGACTTGGATTGATTAAGAATCGGATGAACTCGACCATTGACATTGTGAGTGTCAATGAGAGGGGTAATGAAGCTGTCACGGGCTTTCTCCAGGCGGCGGACTGATAGAATGGCGGTGCCTATGTCGTTGGTTCCGAGCCATTTTTCGGTGAAGGAAATCGCCCCATTGTCCGTACGGGCAAATTTCTCATCGGTGTAGCCATTCATCCGATACAATTGCTCTACTGCTTTGGGCGACCGGACGTTAAATCCTGGGACGAATACCTTGCTAGCTTCGGTCACCGCCGCGTTCACTTCGCCAACAACTCTTCCTGCGTAATCGGGGTCAATTTTAAGTCCCCGGTGGTGCATTCGAGCCACGTAAGGCAGCAGCTCACACTCCAAGCGCCAGGGTTTGCGCAGTTCATCGCTGTCGAGAATAAGCTGCTGTTTGGCCCACAACTCAAGAGTTGTGATACCATCGCCTGTGGCGTAATCGACGACGATGGGGTGGTCACCTTCTAGCCTCCAAAAGAACTTCATCTGTTTGCGGTCAGGCAGACCGCCGAATCGCTGCGCCAATAGAGCGTATATTTCGGTGCCCTTCTTGGGCGTTACCTTATGACGGATGGCGCATTCATCGAGGCCGTACCCTTGCGTAACATCGCTAATGATAGCCTCGTTGATCATCGTATCTTCTAGTGGTCCATTGAGGCTAACATGATGCCTAAGACAAATGCGAAGATCAAAGCCAAGGTTATGCCCCACGGTACGGAAACCATGGCGGCCTCTATCTCTGAAAGCTTGATTAAGCTCACGTTCGAAATCCTCTCCGTTAGGTATGTTGCCGCCTGCTTCATGCCTGAGAGGCACGTAGATTGATAGATCGTTGTTGGTCACGACGTAACCGCACACCTTGTCCTTAATTGTGAGGCCGGTGGTTTCGGTGTCGAAAGCTATAGGCCGATGCTCGTCGCTTACGATACGCAGCGCCAAGCCCGGATCGATAATTTGCTTCATACCATCCTCATATAAAAGAGGGGGCGGGATGGGGCGTACTTAGGAATCCCGCCCCCCAAGTGGGGGTAGTTAGAACGGTATGTCGTCGGCCATCTTCTGGCCAGCGGTCGTGTTGTCGAATGCTGGCCGGTCGTTGGGTTCGTCTTCTGCCTCGTCGTTGGCGAGCCAGCCGATCTTGCTGAACTGCTCGTACATTTCGTGGCAGATTTTGGCCGTTGCCTCGTCAGCGAATCCCGACCCGGTGTAGGTGAAGTTGAAATACGGGCCTTCGGCACCCTTTTGCTGGACCGATCCGATCACGTAGCTTTGAACGTAGTGAGGAACCGGCTTGGAGTCGATCCGCGACAGCAACTGCTGCATCGGCTTGACGCTTGACCGCGTGTTGATGATGATGGACGGGCTCAACTCCGGCAGATCGGGTAAGTACCACATCATGTTGTACGTGAGGCTCGCGGCCGGGGGCGAATTGGCATCCCCTGGAATGGAGGTCCCGAACTTGTCGAGGCCGGATTCAGCCACCGTGTTCTTGGTCTTGTAGGTTACGTTATTCGGTGATCCTTTGGGCTTCACAGTGAATTCCGCGTTGGCGGGCTCCCAATGGATGCCGTCTTGCGCGCGGGCCAGAATGCCCCGGTCGTCATTGCGCGGAGCCCAGAGCACGTAGGACTTGCGAATGATGATGGGGATCGCGCGGAGCGTGGGGCCGAGGTTCTGCTGGCCGATGGTGTGCCAGAATTGCCCGGCTTTGGCGTCCTCGAAGTCCTGCAGTTCAGGCGAGATTGCCTGGATCAGCTTGATTCGTGGTATGATGCGGTCCGAGGAATCGACGTTGCCGATCTTGGCCTTCTCGTATTGCGCAAGGTGCGCTGGTAGCTTGCTGTCTGTCTTTACTACATCGTTGCTCATTGTGATTTCCTTTCGTTGTAGTGCCTAATTGCGTGGCAATTGGCGCATAGTACTTCTAGCTTGTCAAGTTCTGCTTGAACTGTGTCCCACTTCCATGTCAACCGGTACGGTCTTGTATGTAGGTTAGTGCGGCGGTTCTTGTTGGGCTTACCATTAGGATGGTGAAAGTGTAAAACTGCGGGATGTTTATTTCCACAATCCATACACCCCTTTCCAATC